CTCCAACAACGCAAGGCAGACCAAGGAGATCGATCATGGCAGGACGACCGCCAAAATACAACGCCGACCGTCACCAGCGAATCATTGACACATTGCGAGCCGGCAACACCAGGCGCGCAGCTTCGTGGGCCGGCGGAATCGATCAAGACACTTTTGCTCGATGGCTGGTCCGATACGCGGAATTTGCGGACGACGTAAAAGCAGCCGAAGCCGACGCGGAGCTGGCGATGGTCCAGCGGGTCCGCACCGCGGCCGACGAGTCGTGGCAAGCCGCGGCATGGTGGCTCGAGCGCAAAATGAAGCAGGACTGGTCCGCTCGCCAGGAACAGACCGGAGCCGATGGAGGTGCGGTCCGAGTCGTCGTCGAGTATGCCGAGGAGCTCGCGCCGGCCGACGCAACGAAAAACTGATTTTACGAGTGCTCTTCCCGTATATGTTCCGCGTGCGATGCGTACAATTTCAAATTTTCAATCTTGTTATTGGAAGGATTTCTGTCGATGTGATGAACCACTTCGATTGGAGTTAAGTATCGTCCTAGATTTTGCTCCATGACAATCCTATGCTCTAAAGCATATTTCGTACCAGATGAATGCTTAGAACACGGATTTGGGTAATCATCAGGCACGCATACGATGACGTATCCATCCTTCCTGATTTTTCTGCCGCCTTTCCATCGAGGTGATTCTTCTTTCCTTCTGCCAAACATAGGGTTCGACTCGCCGACTCTCCTGACCCCAAACATCGGATTGTTGCATCCAGTAATGTCTCGAGACCAATTTGGATTAGCAATCAGATTCTTATGAGTCCTATGGCAAGACTTTGAACAATAGATAGACGCTCGGCTTGGGGGGCAGGTAAAATATGCACCACAGCAGATACATTTCCTGTCTTGCGATTTTCGCTTCGCGAGTCCAGCACATGCGGAAGAGCAAAATTTAGGACGTTGGGACGGAGGCGTATCATACTGTTTTTGGCAATGCTGACAGATTCGTTTCATGTTAAAGAGTATACCGTGTGGTTGAAGAATGAGCGACATTAAACTTATCCTTCCTAGGCCACATAGCGCGCAAATGGAGATACTGGCACAGGCGAGGCGTTACAATGTCCTCGCCTGTGGCTGAGAAGGCCGACGCTTTGGCAAGACCACGCTCGGTGGTAACCTGCTCGCCGATCCGATCCTCAAGGCGGCTCGATCGGTCGCATGGTTTGCACCGACCTACCGGCTCCTCGAGGAGGCGTACAACGACCACAAGCGGATCTATCAGCCGGTGATCCGGCGCGCGGTGCAGACGCCGGCACCGCGCATCGAGCTGATCACGGGCGCGGCGATCGACTACTGGACGCTCGACGACCCCAGCACCGTCGCTCGCGGGCGCAAATACCAGCGCGTGGTGATCGACGAGGCCGCGATGGCACGGCACCTCGAGGAGGCCTGGACGGAGGCGATACGGCCGACGCTGACCGACTGGCGCGGAGACGCATTTTTTCTCAGCACCCCGAAGGGTCGGAACTACTTCAGCGTCCTCTACGATCTGGCCGATGCCGATCCCGAGTGGGCGCGGTGGCAGATGCCGACCACCAGCAATCCGTACATCGATCCCGGCGAGGTCGAGGCCGCGGCGTCGAGCCTCCCCAGCATTGCGTACCGGCAGGAGTACCTCGCCGAGTTTGTCGATGCCGCCGGCGCTCGCATAAAGCGCGAGTGGCTTCGCACCGGCACCGCGCCGGATGGCCTGTCGTGCGTCATGGGAGTCGACCTTGCGATCAGCACCAAGGCCGAGGCCGACTACACGGCCGCCGTGGTGCTATCCCGCGGGGACGACGGCATCGTGTACATCCGCGACGCGGCGCGGATCCGCGCACCATTCGACGGCGTCCTGCGCTTCGTCGAGCAAATGGCCGCGAAGTGGTCGCCGGTCTCGATCGGCATCGAGCAGGTGCAATACCAGGCGGCAGTCGTCCAGGAGCTCCTACGGCGCACCAAATTGCCGGTGCGGGGAATCAGGCCGGACCGCGACAAGGTGACGAGGTTTGGGCCGCTGGAGGCCCGATACGAGCAAGGTCTCGTCGTACACGCACCCGACCTGCCGGCATGGTTCGCCGACGAGCTGCTTTCGTTCCCGGTCGGTCGGCACGACGACGCCGTCGATGCCACGGCCTACGCCTGGCTGGCGCTCGGTTCCCGCCGAAGCTTCGCGGCGGTCTGATCGTTTTGTTGGGATCGACGAAACGATCTGCTCCCCCCGATAAGTCACCAGCTCCACCCAATAAGTCACCAGCTCCCCCCGATCCGTGCAGAAGGAATCGACGTTGACGCCGGCGAACTAACCACCGGTCCAAGTGATTCTGGATCGCCATGCATCTACCCTCCGGTTCGCCGGAGGGCTTTTTTTGCGTTAAGGGGAACTTTGCCGATTCGTTGACGTCGAATCCCGCAGAACAGTACACTGGGGTGTTAGAGTTTCTCCTCATGGCCCCGCGCCGACATTGAGTCGACGCGGGGTTTTTCATATCGGGAGGCCGGCCATTGGGATTATTGGGTAGGATGCGCGACGCCTGGAAGGCGGCGGCTCGACGAAACGAGCCGTTGCCGCCGCCGCTTGCCTCCCGATCCAACACGTCGATCGGCGTCGGCTCCGGCCAGCTTCAATCCCTCCTCACGCGCCGGCTGCCAGGATCGCATCGCGACTGGGCCCGCGAGTGCGGCGACCTCGGCCTCAACTCGATCGTGGCCGTTGCGATGGACTGGTACATCCGCAACTGGGCGCAGGGCGTCCCCCAGATCATGCGGCCGATGCCGGACGGCCAGTCGGAGATGCTGCCCGAGCACCCGGCGCTCGACATCCTGCGCGCTCCACAGCCCGGCATCGCGCCGTCGGTGTTTTGGAGCTGGGTGATCACCGATTACAAGCTGCTGGGCAATGCCTACATCCGCAAGGTGCGGTCCAACAACGTGGCCGGCGTGCCGACCTACCTGCAATACCTGCCGGCGGACATGATGCGACCCGTCGGCGAAACGGAGCAGCCGATCAAGTATTGGGTGTACACCGCCGACAATGCAACCTACCAGATCGATCCGGCCGATATCATCCATATCCGATACTCCCGCGATCCCAACGACCTGCGTTTGGGACGCTCGGCGCTGACGTCGGTCCTGCGCGAGATCGCCACCGACAACGCCGCCTCGAGCACAGCCTATGGCCTGATGCGTAACAACGCGATGCCGGCGTTGATCATTGGCCCCGACGCACGCGACCAGATGGTCGACGTCGACGAGGATTCGGCGCGGGCGCTCAAGCGCCGGTTGCAGGAAAACTTCTCGGGCGACGGCGCGGGCGGCGTGGCTGTGATGCAGTCGGCCTACAAGGTCGATCGCGTCTCGCTGTCGCCGACCGAGCTGGCGCTCGATCAAGTGCGACGACTGCCTGAGGAGCGCATCTGCTCCGCGCTCGGCCTCAACCCGATGGTGCTGGGACTCGGCTCCGGTCTCGACCGATCGACCTACAGCAACTACGAACGCGCCCAGCAAGCCGCCTGGGAAGACGGCATGATTCCGCTCATGGCGCAGGTTGCCGAAGCGATCACGCTGGGACTGCTGCCGGAATACCCCGAATCCGCCGATGGCGATTACCTCGAGTTCGACGTTTCGGCGGTGCGGGCTCTGGCCGACGACCTCGCCGCCGAAGCCCAGCGCTCGGAGCGGCTGTACAAAGCCGGCATCATCGATCGCGCCGAAGCCAAGCGCATCGCCGGCATCGAGCCCGACGCCGAGGACGAAGGCGCGATGTATCCCGGCACCGATGTCCCGGCTGCCGAGCCTATGCCCGCCGTCCGTTCGCTCGATGTCAAGTCTTATCCGACCGAAGCGATGCAGGACGCCGCCAAGCGCGCGCTCGAGTGGAAGCGCCAGGGCAAGGCCGGCGGCACCCGCGTCGGACTCGCCCGCGCCAACCAGATCGCCAACGGCGGCGTTATCCGCGAGGACACCATCCTGCGGATGTACTCGTTTTTCCGCCGGCACGAAGTCGACAAAGAGGCCGAGGGATTCAATGCCGGCGAGGACGGGTTCCCGTCTCCCGGCCGCGTGGCCTGGGATCTCTGGGGAGGCGACGCCGGGTATCGCTGGGCCACCCGGCTCCGCGACAAGATCATGCGAGGCGAGCGCCTCGCAAAGCAATTGGGGGACGAGCCGGCGTGGGAGGACGCCGACGAGATCCCTTTTCGCATGTTGACAACCGAATAGCGACAAAGCAATCGCTCGAGGACAACGAGCTCTGGCGCGCCGCAAGGCGTTTCAGAGCCGGCCTCGAGCGCCGGGACATGGCGGTGGTCCAGCGCATGCGCGAAGCCTACGCCAACGCGCTCGAAGGCGTCATGGATCGATTGGCCGAGATACGCCAGGAGATCGACGACCTTGAAGCCCAGGGCATCGCGCCCGACCGCCAGACCGTCCTGCTTCGCCAACGATTCGACGCCGCGGGTGCCGAGCTGTTGGCGGCGATCAACGAGTACGAGCGATTCGCCGTCGAGCAAACCCGCGACGGCCAGCTCGCGTTGATCGACTTCGCGGTCGACAGCGCATCGCGGGTTGCCGACATTGCGTCCCAGGACATCGTGCGGGCCGGAGTGCGATGGGATCTGAAAACTCCCAGCCGGGACGTGCTCGACCAGCTGGTCGGGTTCGCCGGCGACGGCTCGCCGCTCGCCGCGGTGTACGCCGAGGTCGGTCCCGCCGCCCAGCTCATGCTCGAGCAATTGGCACCGACCGGGATCGGGCCGCGGGCCGTGGCCGATGGCATGGTCAAGGTCGGGCAGGCGTCCTACCGACGGATGGAGACCATCGCCAGGACGGAGATGATCCGCGCCGCGCGGGAAGCGAACCGCCAGACCTACATGGCCAACGCCGACGTGCTCGATGGCTGGGTGCGGGCTTGCGCCGGTGATTCGCGGGTTTGCATGGTCTGCTGGGCGCTGCACGGCACCATGCACAAAACCAGCGAGATCATGCCGTCCCATCCGAATTGCCGGTGCGTCATGGTGCCGGTGCCGAAGAGCTTGGCCGAGCTATCCGGCGATCCCGAAGCACCGGACGTGCGGCCGCGGATCCCGACCAAGGAAGAGCTATTCGACACCTTGACGGCCGACGAGCAACGCGAGATCCTCGGCAAAGGGCGATATGAGCGATGGCGCAACGGAATGTCTTTGTCGCGATTCGGACGGGTGGAAATCGATCCGGTCTGGGGACCGACTGCGGTGCCGGTTGGGATTGCGGAGCTTGGAGACTAGCATGGACATGTTGACGATATACGGGGACGCGATCAAGGCGACCGACGACGGCAAGGTCGCCGGTTACCTGGTGCGCTTCGGCTCGCCGCGGGACACCGACCTCGAGGGCGATTTTTTCACGAAGGGCACCGACTTCGGTCGACCGCTCGAGCCCGGCGAACAGTTTCCGCTCCGGCTGTACTACGCCCACGGCATGGATCCCAAGGTCGGCCGCAAGGCGATCGGCGACGGCGTGGTGACCGTCAAGGACGCCGGGTTGTGGTACGAAGCGCAGATCGACCAGTCCGACGAATATCGGCAGATGATCAAGCGCCTGGCGCAGGAAGGCCGGCTCGGCTTTTCGTCGGGTGCCGCCGGGCATCTGGTGATCCGCGAGGCCACCGGGATCGGCAAGTCGAGCCGCATCAACGCATGGCCGCTCGGCGAGGCGTCTTTGACTCCCAGGCCGGCGGAGTCGCGCAACATAGCGACCATCAAATCGCTCGCCGAAATCAAGGACGACTACGGCATGCCGATGATGCCGGAGGGCGAGATGCCCGAAGCCGAGCAAGAGGACGAGATGCCCGTCGATCCAGTCGACGTGTTTGACGGTTGGCAATATGAGGCAAGCGAGATGCTGATCGGTCGGCTCACCGGGCGCATGCTCGAGGCCGTGTCCGAGATGATCGAGTACGGCAAGCCGATCGAGGATATCGATGCGGTGCTGACCGAGTACCACCGGATCCTGCTCGAGGTCGCCAAGATGCCGGAAGCCGCGAAGAGCTACGCGGTCCAATCCGGCCGGCCGAGCACGATCACCCAGTTTGAGCGCCGGTTGCGCGATGCGCTGGCGCTGTCCCGACGGGAGGCGGCAACAATCGCCTCCAAATCGTGGCCTATCCTGCGCGATGCAGAGGACGGCGACGAGTCCGACACCAAGGCCGACGGGCCAGCGGTCGCGGCGAACAACGACGACAAGACCGACCTACGGCGCGATTTGCTCCGTCGGTCGATCGCGCAACGGCTCTCGGCGACCGCCGCGAGCGAGGTATGACCATGAATCGTATCGACAACCTGCGCGCCCAGATCATCGCCAACGCGACCAAGGCGCAGGACATTCTCAAATCCGACGACTTCGACCCGGCCGAAGCCCAGAAGCTGCTGGACGACAACGAAGTGCTCGAGCAGCGCATCAAGGCGCTTTCCCGCCTCGGCGCTCGCGCCGACATGCTGCCGTACGGCTCGACCGAGCGCCGCTCCTCCGACGAGCTGCGGGCCGAGGACAACGTCAAGGCGATGAGCCAGACCGGCAACGCCTCTCGCATTTTCGGCGGCACCAAGGCCGAGGCCAATGCCAAGGCGTACAGCCTCGGTATGTGGTTCTTGGGCGCGGTCTGCGGCAACGCCAAGGCCATCCAGTGGGCGACCGAGCGCGGCTACAAGACGCACGTCACCAACGACAACAGCCTCGGCGGCTACCTCGTCCCAGAGGAGTTCGCCGGCGACATCATCAACCTGGTCGAGCAGTACGGCGTGTTCCGCGCCAACGCCCGCGTGGTCTCGATGTCCAGCGACACCCGCGTCCAGCCGAAGCGAAGCGGCGGCATCACCGCCTACTTCGTGGGCGAAGGATCGCCGATCACCGAGTCGACCAACCAGTTCGACAACGTCCGCCTCACCGCCAAGAAGCTGGCCGTCTACACCCGCTTGAGCTCCGAGCTCAACGAGGATGCGGCGGTGGACCTCGGCGGATGGGTGGCTGCCGAATGCGCTCGCGCTTTCGCCCAGAAAGAGGACGAATGCGGGTTTGCCGGCGACGGCACGTCGACCTACGGCGGCATCGTCGGTGCGCGCGCCGCGCTCCGCGGCGTTGATGGCACGGCGTCCAACATCGCCGGCTTGGCCGTCCAGGCGACTGGATCGACCTACGGTGCTCTGGTTCTGGCCGACTTCCGCGCCGTCGTCGGCAAGCTTCCGCAGTTTGCGGACACCGCCAACGCCGCGTGGTATGTCTCGCGCACCTTCTACCACACGGTCATGGCCAATCTGGCCGACGCGGCCGGTGGTAACACGAACGAGACCATCGCCGTCGGTGGCCCGCGCGAACCGCTCTTCATGGGCTATCCGGTCCGTATCAGCCAGGCGATGCCGTCCACCACGGCCAGCGCCCAGGTCTGCGCGCTCCTCGGCGACCTGTCGCAGGGTGCGTTCTTCGGCGATCGCCGCGGTATCGGGATCTCGCTGAGCGAGCACGACGCGTTCCAGAACGACGAGTTGGCGCTCCGCGCCGTCGAGCGTTTCGACATCAACGTCTTCGGCGTCGGAGACACCACCAACGCCGGACCGATCGTCGGTCTCATCACCGGCTAATTTCGACAAGCCGGCCGGGGAGCAATCCTCGGCCGGTGGAGGATTCTCAAATGGTTGCTTTGCAGACAATCCGATTGGCCAACATGCTGCCGGCGGTATCGGCGAATGGTGCGGCCTACACCACCACATCCGTCGACACCGTCGTCAGCGGCGTCAAATCCGACTATGCCACCATCGTCGTCAACCTGGGCGCGATGGCGTCGGCTCTTACCGTGCTCAAACTCACGGAATCCGACACCGACGGCTCCTACGCCGATGTCACCGGATTCGTGGGCGGGACCGATTTCACGCTTCCGACCGCGACCGACGACAACAAGTTCGTCGTGTTTCAGATCGATCTCCGCAAGCGCAAGAAATGGCTGAAAATGGAAGCCACGGCGGGCGCTGGCGCGATCGTGATGTCCATCACCTGCATCCTGTCGCGCGGCAAGGTTGGACCCAACAGCGCCGCCGACAGCAATGCGCTGGCGTTGGTGATCGGCTAATCGCATGGCTAGGACGCGCGCCCAAACCGCCGAAGCGCTTGCGCCGCTCTGCTCGAGCGACGTGTACCCAACGCTCTCGTCGGACGATCTTTTGCGGATCGTCGATGGTTGCCAGCGCGCGTCCACACATGCCGTATCGACGGCCTACGCGGTCGGAGACAAGGTAGTGCCGGCCACGCCCAATGGCCGGCTCTACCGGGCTGTTCGGGCCGGCACCAGCTCGGCCACCGCGCCGACCTGGACCACCGAGCCGTCGCTGCAGTACACCGGCCAGCGAGTGCCGGATGGCGACGATCTGCTGTGGGAGGACGACGGGCCCGCACCGCAGGAGACATACGATTTGCGTCGAGCCGTGAGCCGAGCGTGGCTCGAAAAGGCTGGCAAGGCTGCCGCCGACATCGCGGTTTCGGACATGAACAAGACCGTGCAATTGCAACAGGTGCACGCACACTGCATGGCGATGGCCGAGCGATACCGGCCGATGGAGATCTGGTGATGGTGCCGACGGATCTGCTCACGCACCTGAGCCATCGCATGGCATCGACAATTGCCAGCGAGCTGGTCGATATCTACCGGCAGGTCACCGACTCCGACGGGATGGGCGGCATCGAGGTGTCCTGGCGTCGGGTCGCCCGTGACGTGCCGGGTGCCAAGACATACAATAATGGGTCACACAGCGAGCAAGCGGACGCGGTACTCCAAGAGGGGGAATGGACATGGGCTTTGCCGATCGGCACGGACGTCAGGACCAGCGACGAGATTCGCACCGCGGACTCCGCTTGGTCGGTGATCGGGACCGACAGCCACCGCTCCCAGGCACTGATGCTGACGGTCCGATGCAACCTCGCGCAGGACGGTCGCGCCTAATGGATCAGACCACCGCAAACCTTCTGGCCGGGTTTTTGGGCGGGATCCTCAAATACCTTAGGCGCTTCCTGTCGGACCCGCGCAATCGCTGGGCCGCGATGCTGACCGGTGCGATCACCGGCGCTTGCAGTGCCGTGTATCTCACGCCGCTTATCGTCCCGGCATCCGTCGGCAGCGAAAAAGCGACAGGGTTCGCCTTCCTCCTCGGCGTCCTCGGAATGGAGGGCGTCGAAATGATTATCAACAAGTTTCGCGACCGCAACGCAACAGGAGAAGACAAATGACCACCACGCAAATCTACGCCAGCACCGACATCGCATCGACCACGCCGGTTTGCGCTATCGACGGCACGCTGTACTGCAACACGCTGGTCGCCAAGGGCAACCGGCGGATGCCGGCCATCGCCGCCGTTGTCGACGGCAAGCTGGACATCGTCGAAACATCGATCAAGGGCAATCTGTCGCTCGTCGGCAAGGTCGGCGACAATTTGCTGTGCGGTCTGGCCGCGCCCGGCAAGCCGCAGATCGCGATCGTCATCGATCGGGAGGGCAACGAGCTGGCCCGATTGACCAAGGGCAGCCAATCCGTGTTTGCTTCCTGGGCGAGCGATGCGGAGATCCTGGCGATGCTCATGGGCCGTGACCAATCCAAGGCATGGGCGATCTACAACGCCGACGGCGCGATCCAGCAGACGTTGTCCCAGCAATACGTCGGCCGCGCCGCGGGCTCGTTGGTGCCGGCCGAAATCCAGATCGATTGCGCCGAGGGCTACTCGATGCCATTGGCACGGTTCGTCGTTGGCGATTTTGTTTTGGGCGCGATGTTCGCAAACGAAAAACGCACCACCGCCAATACCTGCTCCTGGATCATGGACTACCGGGACGGCTCGCTCGAGTACCTGATCCCCGATGGATTCGCCGATTGCGACCGATTCAGCGCCAACCGTACGACGGCCGACGGAGAGTGGGTATTCGGCCTTGGATTCCGCGAGACGCACCAGCTCGGCTTGGCATGGTCGCGATTGGAGGGATGGTCGACCATCGAGGATTTGCTGGGATCCAATTTGGATTTCGGATCGCTGGTGATCGACGGCGACATGATCTATGGCCGAGCCGGCGACGGCCTCTACAAAATCGAAGGCTGGCGATCGTGATCGAATTAACATTCCCGCCTTTGTTGGGCTTGCCAAACTCAGGCTCTGTTCCCGCCGCCATTTCGTCAACGGTGACCGCCGCAAACGCATATGCCGGGATCGGTTTCATCGCTGAAGCCGCCACGGTAGTGAAGAAGGTGGCATTGAGATTTGGGGCTATCAGCGGGACCGACAATGTCACGGTATCGGTACAAACCACGAACAGGAACGGTTCGCCCAGTGGTACATCAGTCGTATCGGAGACAATTGCCGTAAATACCCTGACAGCATACGCCTGGAATGAAATCACGTTTACCACCACCGGTACGCTAACCAAGGGGACGCGGTATGTGATCGACATACTCGCGGCATCGACGTTTACGTCGAGTGTCCAGGTAATCCAAGGCTACACTAACTATTCGGACTCTAGTTTTCTGCCTTACAGTTACAGCGGGACGTCAACGACGTACACGCCATCAACGACGCGTTTCGCCGAATGTTTTGCCATTATAGACAACGCTGGATTGCCGGATGTATACGGTCGGTTGGCAAGCACCGAAACAGGCCAAGCGATTCAGGCGACAAACGCCGTCGTCGAGATCGGGAACAAGTTCCGAATCGCCTCAAGCCTTTGCTCGACTTATCGTGTAGTAGGGTTGCGCGTAGCCGCAGACTCCACCACACAAACTAGTCCAGACTTATCGTGGAGCATATACGATTGGAATTCCGGCAATAACAGCACAGCATTATGCCAGGACTCGATGAGTCCATACACAAATAACATTGCGGGGCGAGCCTCGGCCGATCTGTATTTTTCAAGTCCAGTGACTCTAGACGCAGGAAGCGATTATATTGCGTGCGTAGGAACTACAGGCACGACAGGCACGATCAATATCCTGAATATGTCAGTCCAAACCGACACGCCGGACAACTACAAGCCGTTGCTGTGGGATCAAACCAGCGACTATTTGTATGATCGGGTATCGCGAACGAGTCTAACCGGATCATGGACCACGACGGCAGACTCGATCACATCGATGCAGTTGATGATTGAGATCGTGACGTTTCCGTCCGGCGGTGGGGGAGCGTATCCGATCTTCGGGGGGATGGTGGTGAAATGAGTTCTTGGCTTGGATACCGCAACGTCGGCGACCAGTCCAAATTGGTTTTCGCCGTCAACACGCATTCTGCCAGCACTGGTGCGGCTACCGATGCGACCGGCGATCCATCCTATCGCGTATACGAAGACGAGACCGGCACGCCTATCCTGACCGGCACGATGGGCAAACTGGACGATGCGAACACCACCGGCTTTTACAGCGAGGAACTGACCATTTCGAGTGGCAACGGTTTCGAGGCGGGCAAGACTTATACAATCTACATCACGGCCACGGTAGGATCGATCGCCGGCACGACCGAGCGCCATTTCGCCTGTTGGCCTGCGACGATCAATAGCCAGATCGATGCCAACGTGGTGCAGATCAGCGGGGACAGCGGTGCGGCGGACAACCTGGAATCCTACACCGACGGTACGACGCCGATGCCGGTCAACGCGATCCAGATCAGCGGGGACGCCACGGCGGCCGACAATCTCGCTGCCGCGGCCGACGGCACCGGCTACAACCTCGGCGGCGGCCAGATCGTGGCGGCTTCGGTGTCGGGCGCGGTCAACTCGGTGACCACCGGAGTCACGGTGGCGACAAACAATGACAAAACCGGCTACTCGCTGGCGACCGCGCCTCCGACCGCGGCGGCCATCGCCGATGCGGTCTGGGACGAGACGCTGGCCGATCACCTCAACACTGGATCGACGGGCGCGGGACTCAACGCGGCCGGAGCCGCGGGCGATCCCTGGTCGACTGCTCTACCCGGCGCTTACGGCGCGGGCACGGCGGGCAAGATCGTGGGCGACAACCTTAATGCTACCGTGTCGAGCCGGCTGGCCTCCGCGGACATCAGCTTGTCCGGTGGCGCGGTGACGGTCGGGACGATCAATACCGGGGTAATCACCGCTACCAGCATCGCCGACGACGCGATCACCGCCGCCAAGCTGGCAACGGATGCAATCACCGACGACGCAATCGCGGCCAGCGCCGCCGGAGAAATCGCCGACGCAGTCTGGGACGAACCGTATGCAGGACATACGACAGCGGGCACCTTCGGCAAGGAAATCGAACTGCTCCGCAAGGCCAACTTCGTCACCGAGGGCAAGGTCAACAGCGTCACGGGTGCTACCACGACATCGTTCCGTACCGATTTGACACAGCCAAACGGCACCTACGACCACCAGACAATCCTGTTCACATCCGGCAATCTGACGGGCGAGTCCAAGCCGATCCTGTCGTATGCGTTGACGAATGGTGTCATCACCCTCGACGAGCCATTGACCGAAGCACCTGCACTCAACGATGAATTCGTGCTACTGCCGACCCATGTCCATCCGATGTCGATCATGGTCACCGAGATTCTCGAGGGTGCGACCAGCACCAGCACCTACTCGGCAGGACAAGTCGGCAACATCCTGGGCCGATTGCACAACATGATCGAGGCGGACGGCGCCGACTTCCGATACACGACCAACGCGCTCGAGCAAGCTCCCAGCGGCGGCGGTGGCGGCACGACGTTCGCGACCGGCAACGTGCCGTACCAGGTCAAGGCCGACGAGCAGTTCCCCGGCGGCGTCGTCGACATCCTCGTCGGCACATTGCTCCGGCTGGACCTGCAAGTGCTCGACCGCGATGGCAACGCGATCAACCTAACCGGGGCGACCGTGACGGTCGGCGTACGCAATGCATCGACCGGCGCGACGGTCGGCACCGACCAGTCGGCGTCGTTGTCGTTGGCCCGGTTGGGATATATCACTGTGGACACGATATCGGATTGGTCGGCCACGGCCGGGACATATCGATTGACGGTATCGGCCACCGTCGGGTCCGACGTGATTGTCGCCGGACCATTGCAATTGATCGTGAGGGCACGCTGATGGCTATCCTGCGCGAGGGACCGTGGCGCATCTACCAGTCGCCGGAAACATGCGGGGACGATGCTTCGGCGATCGACACGTTTGTCGGCGATGCCCACGAGTACGAGCTCGAGGCTCGCGCGGGCGACGGCACCGTGCTCGACATCACGGGTTACACGCTCGGCGGCAAGGTTTACAACGCATCGACCGGCGCGGTATTGCTCAACGCCGAAACGATCACCGCCGCTTATGCCGCCGGCGGCCGGGTTACCTGGACTCCAAGCACGGCATGGGCCACGGCCGGCACCTACCGTCTCACGATCAGCTTGACGGCAGCCGGAGAGGCGATCATTCTGGGGCCGCTCGACATCAAGGTGCGCGCGCGATGAAACTGTCCTACGAGCTGGATACCCGTGGCATCGACCGCAAGCGCATCGATTTCGCGCGCCTGAACGCGATGGTGCGCGGATTCGCGTTCACGGTCGAGGCCAATGCCAAGGCATCGTTGCTCGGGCCGCGCTCCGGCAACATCTACGAGCGAGGCACCAAGACCCATCGTGCATCCGCGCCAGGCGAACCGCCGGCCACGGATACCGGCAACCTGCGAAACAACATCCGCAGCAGGCCGGTGTCCGCGTCGGTGTGGGAAGTCTTTGTCGGCGACGAGGCGTCGTACGGCATCGCGCTCGAGCTGGGCGCTCCCAATCGCAAGCTTGCCCGTCGACCATTCATGGAGCCCGCGCTACGGGCTGTAGGGCCGGCCTTCCAGGCGGCGATCAAGCGAATCGTCGAGGCGGCACGCTGATGGCCATCGAAGCATTGCTGGTCGAAAATTGGCTGTACGACACGCTGTCGGCGGACGCCACGCTGGCCGCGGCGCTCGCCACCAACGGCAGGGCACCGTTCTACCAGATCGGCGTCTACAGCCATGTCGCGCCGCTTGTTGATCCGCGAACTGGTCGGCCACCGCAGACCCCGTACATCGTGTTTAGCAACGCGGGCGTGCGGAGCCAGGACGAAATCACGCTCTGCGGGGAACGAGTTATGACAGAGCCGATATACCGGGTCACGGTCTGGGACTCGGCGAAGGGCGCAGTGTCATGGTCCAAACTGCAAACCATCGCGGACCGCATCGATGCGCTGGTTGACAACCAGTCGCTCGGCACCACGCCCGCGGCGTGGATTCGTCGGCTGGACGCCACCACCGAGGTGATCGTCCAAAACGACGGCATCGTCGACTACGGTTTGACCATGTCGTTTGTCGCCCAGATCGGGTAACCGTATCATCAGATAGGAGTTAGATCATGCCAACATTCACACCGATGCGGGGTCGCGACTGCACAATGAGTTACAAGCTCGGCGGTGCCGTCGATGGATCGCCGTCCTGGGACGCCAGCGCAACAACTTATACCTGCTACGTCCGGTCCTATTCGCGAGAGACCACGATGGGGACCGTCGAGATGGGCGCTCTTTGCGACACGCTCGAGCAGCACATGCCAACCCGATCGTCGGGCACCGTGACGTTCGAGGCATTGGTCAATGCCGCCGCGGCCGCGCCGTTTCAGGACAAAGAGGGGTATTACATCCAGACCATTTTCGACTCGGGCACAACCATTTTCACCGACTATGGCATGATCGAATCTGCCGGGTTGTCGGTCGATGTCGACGGAATGCTCATCGAGCGTGTGACCGTGCGTCTCGGAGTAATCGGAGCCGCGCCGTAATGTCGATCGCGAAACTGGGCAAAGCGAAGCAGGAGGAGCGCCCGGTCCTCGTCATCGACCTCGAGCCGTGGATCGCGGAACCGGGCGAACTCCGGTTCCGCGAACCCAAGGCGGCGGATCTTTTCGTGCGCGACGATGTATCGCGGGAGCTACGAATCGACTACGCCGAGTTTCCGATCGACTTGATCCGGCAAGTCTATGTCCTCGGCAAGTGCTACGTCCCCGACGGCACCGAGGGCCAGACCTACTCGGCGGTTCGCGCGTTCGCCGATCTGGCCCGAGATAATCGGCACCTATTCCTTCACATCGTCGGCGAGTTCGCGCAAGCATTCCCTGTGCTCGACATCGCCGCGATCAAGGATCAAGCAAAAAACGCACCGTCGGCGTAGCGGGCACACTCGCCTGGTACGCCGTCAAGTACCTGCACCGGCACCCGTCCGAGGTTGATCTGGACTGGTCGGAGTGGGGAGACGTGATGGTGATGGCGGATCGCATCGAGCGATCCAAGATCGAGCTGTACGATCAGATCGTCAAGGCGATCGCAGGAGCGCGCTGAATGGCACTGGCCGAACTTATAGTCAAGCTGGGAGTAGTCGGCCGGAGTCAAGTCGACGGGGCGCTCGACCGCACCAAGGGGAAGCTCGAGCAGGTCGGCCGTGCCGCCGGCAAGGCCGGCGATGCGATGTCGAAACTCGCCGGCGCGATGGGCATCGCGGCCGGTGCCACGGCGGTGCTGGGCGGCGTGATCGGTGCGAAGGCGTTTGCCAGCGCGACCGAGTACGATTCGCAGGTGCGTGGGTTGGCGGCCTACGCAAACGGTGCCGAAGAGCTTGCGGCGCAATTGGGACGGTTGCAGGAATTGGCCAAGCTGCCGGGTCTGGGCGTCGGCGAAGTCCGGCAAGCGGTGCTGGCGCTCGAGGCGGCGGGCTTGTCGGCGCAACTCAGCGAGCAGGCGGTGCGCGGATTCGGCAATGCGCTGGCGCTCGCCGGCAAGGGCAAGACCGAGCTCGACGGTGTCATCCTGGCGCTCGGGCAGATCGCATCCAAGGGCAAGCTGTCGGCCGAGGAGATCAACCAGATCGCCGAGCGGGTGCCACAGATCCGCGGGGTGTTGCAGGATGCATTCGGCACGGCGTCGACCGACGAGATTCAGCGCATGGGCATCACGGCAACCGACGCGATCCAGCGGATCGTCGGCGGCCTGAATCGGCTGCCGACCGCAACCGGTGGAGTACGCAACACGATCGACAACCTGGCGGATGCGATCGATGCGGCGTTGCTCCCGATCGGGATCGGGTTGACCAACATGTTCGCGGCCATCGCGCCGGCGGGCGCGGATTTGATCGAGTACTTTGCCCAAGTCGGCCAGCAGATCGGCGCGGCTTTCGAGGCGATCGGGCGCTCGGGCGCTTTGCAACAGACATTGGAGGTACTCGGCAACGCTTTCGGCGGCGGTGCCAATTCGATCACCGGCGGAGTGGTCCATTTCGCGTCGGTTGTGCTCGGATTCTTTCAATCCTTGCCGAACATCGTCTCGAACTCGATTCAGCTCGCAACGCAATATGTGATGACGCCGCTGGCCAACATCGCGGCGACCATTGCCAACATGCTCGAGGTTATCCCGTTCGTCGGATCCAAGTTTGCCGGCACCGCGCAATCGATGCGGGCGTTCGCCGACGACCTAAACGCCCGACAATACGGCGCGTTGCAACCCGTGGATATCATGGGCCGCGCCGGCGAAATCGAGCGGCAGATCCTTGGATCGCTGACCGCGCCCGGTGCCGGTCCCAGCTTGCCGACCGATCTGATCTTCGGCGGCAACAAGATCCCGTCGGAGCAATCGCGCCAAGAGGAGGTGCTGGGGGCGATCGAGCGCAACACGCGGGAGACGGCCGACAATACCGGCATCGATTCCCGGCGGGTCGGCGGCGGGCCGTTGTTCCAACTCGGCGTCACGGCCCGCGAGCGACAGATGGGGCCGACGCCGGCGATGGTCGGGGCATCGTCGGTCATGGGCGGCACGCAGATCGAGCGACAGATCCGGCGCATTATGATGGACGAGATGCGACGATCGGGCGGGTACGGAGTACCGAGGGGCTGATATGGCGACATCATGGCCGCTCAAGGTGTATTTGGATTGCGCGGAGCCGCGGGTCGATCTGGGACGGATCGCCGCGTCGGTCGATGGCACAAACTGGGATCGGGCGTTGTCCGACACGACGACGTATATCGATCCGGTGACCAATACCGCGATGCTTGCTCCGCTGCCGTTGACGGCCGCCTGGGAGACTACCTTCACTGGATCTTACGAGCGTATCGGTCAGACCAACCTGGTGTTTCCGACGCCGGGGAAGTGGAAGGTCAACCAGATTCGGGCGTCCAACGACTTTTGGCACGAGTCCCAGGGCGTGGCCGAGGTGGTCGAGACGCGATTCATTCCGACCGTCAATCAAGCCATGCATGTTGCGGCCTACATCGACGGCGTCGGATCCAACGCCAATACCGTCGTCCTTGAGTGCGGCTGGGGCCGTGGCACCGGCGTCGAGGTCAAGCTCCGCTCCAATGGCACCTACCTGGTGTACAAGGGCGGCGCTCTGGTCGGGGAATACACGCCGGAGGCGGCGACGCGAACCACCCAGCGGGTCGCCAAGACGGGCAACGATTCGCGCCGCAAATTCGTGGCGATGACCATGATCCCATTTCGCGTGCGCGACCTGCTGATCATCGATGCCAACGGCTCGGCCATCGTCCACACGTTCGCCGATTTGCCGGCATGGGACCAGATAACCGACAGCACGCCGCCGACCACGATCACGCCGGATTCGCCGTTCTATGTCTACGCTCCGGTCGGCAAGGCGGCGTGGCAGATGGCGTTGGTCAACTACGAGACCAGCGGATCGGTCTACAGCAAGGTCCAGCGATCCCGATACCCGTGGCCGAGCGGTGCGTCGTCGTTGTCGTCGAGGTACTACGGCCACAATTTCGGACCTGGGCCGTACAGCATCGTTCCAACGTTCAGCCTAACCGATGCCGCCGGTAGTGCATTGACGCTCGACGGCACGCAGGATCAGGCCAGGATCAAGATCACGATGACGGGCGACGGCACGCGCAATATCGGGATCTACAGCGCGGATGTCTGGTACGGACCGACGTATACCACGACGGTGGCGGACGCCGAGGTGGATGTGACCTGCGCGATTGAGTCGTTGTCCTGGGATGTCGGCGAGGACGGTCGGGTGCGGGTCTCGATGTCGGCGCGACGTAAAAACCTCGAGGATGCCGGCGTCGAGCAACCGGAGATCACCGGCAATCGACCGTTCCGCATCGCCGTCGAGGACGGAGCTACACCGACGCCAGGCGAGATCGATGTGGTGCGCGGCACGCTGGGACCGCCGAGCATCGAGTACATCGAGGGCGACAAGTCGGCAGACCACGATTGGTCATTGCTGTCGTTCGCCGGCGGGGATCGCAACGAGCTGTTCGACCGCACATGGATCCCGCACCCGTTGCCGTACGACAACGTGGCGATCGATGCCGTGGTCGAGGATCTGGTGTCCCAGGCGGGAATCGATCCGACCAGCGGGGACATCGATGTGGACGACGTCGGAGTCGGCGCGGCGCTTTCGACCGATATATCCCTCGGCAAATTTGCAGTGTTGCCGGATCGCGGCGACACGATCGGCCAATGGTTGGACAAGATCCACGCCGACTATTGCTCGACATGGCTGCGGGCATGGGTGCCGACCGACGGCGGATTGACATACCGATGGGTCGATGTCGATGCGGAGACTCCAACGCCGGTGGTGACGCTGTATCCAAGCTTGGCGGCCGCGGCGGCCGCGACGATCACCGCTCTGCTTCGGCCAAATCGGATCTATCGGTCGTTGTCGCAAGTGCGGGAGCGACCGGAGGCCAATCAGGTGCAGGTGGTCGGGCAGGATCCGCACACCGGGCAGGTGCTATCGGCGACGTACAACGACGAGCTGTCGCAGGATCCAAGTCTGTCGCCGGCGAGCCGGCCGGCAAACTGGGTAGGTTTCGTCGAGCCGGTCTTGTACCAGGATCCGGCGCTCAACTCGACGCAGGCGATCGGCAACGTCGGACTGTCGATCGCGCACCGAGTGATGCCGGGTCGCAACATCGTCGAGTGGGAGGCGGACTTGATTGTGAGCGATGTCAACGACGTGCCGCTCTGGCTCGGCGACGTGGTCACGATCAACGGGCCGGACAACGTCTCGATCGGCAACTACCGCATCGTGGCGATGCCGATGGTGGAAATCCTGCGCGAGCACGACAGCGGCGTGCAGGTCCGGCGGGCGCGATACCGGGCGGTCGAGGTGCGGACGCAGGAATTGGAATACAACGACGGCGGCAACAGCGGCTGGCTGTGGCTGGCATAGGGGGACGAGATGGCAGATATACAGGTCAAGGACGCGAGCGGCACGACGGTATACCTCAAGGCCGCGGGCGCTGGATCAAGCGGGGATCCGTACATACCAGAGCAAAGCACCACGGCGGTGGTGGCGGGCAATGTCGCGAGCGGGGTAAGCGACAGCGGCAACCCGGTGAAGATCGGCGGATTGGCCCGCACGACGAACATCAACGCGGTATCCCAGGGCCATCGCGTCAATGCCGTGTACGACACGCAGGGTCGGGCGATCGTCTCGATGTCGATTGGGCCGGCGATGGTCGCGGGCGTCTCGGCGGATATCACCAACACCAGCGACACGTCGGTCATCGCGGCGCAGGGATCCGGCGTGCGGACCTACATCACCCAGATCACGGCATTCAACAGCCACGCGACGGTGGCGACGCGCGTCAATATCAAGGACGGCGCGACGACGATCTATTCGTGCTACCTGGCGGCCGCCGGCGGGCAGGTATCGATCACGCTGCCGGTGCCGTTGCGCGGTACGGCAAACACGGCTGTCAACGCCGCATGCGTCACCACCGGATCCAACGTGGTGGTATCGATCAGCGGCTATACCGGCGCTTGATCGGTGGCAATCTACGTCCTGCGCGACGAGACGCTGACGGGATCGGGCGATCTGGTCGGCGAAATCGAGTGGACCCGATACGGCAACGGCGTAATACCGCCGGAGGATCCGACGCACGACGGGCAAAGCTGGGGATCGTTGTCGATTCCCGGCGCGGGTTCGTTTACCTTCGACCCGCACGAGATCGTCAATATTCCGACGCCGCCATCAAGCCAATACACCTACGAGATCGGTTGGCGGGTGGTGGTGACCGACGCGGTCGGCGGCACCACGACCGACGATGGGTTGACGACGTACACGCCGAGCGGGAAGCAGTACATCTCGATCGACTCGACCGGGGACTGGGAGATCTCGATCGATTGCCAACTGTGCCTCGAGGTCACCAAACCGGCGACACCGAGCGGGACCGGGTCCAACGCGGTCAACTATATGCCGGACCCGCCGCACGGCGTCGAGTACCGCCTGTTCTATCGCACCAGGAATGGCGGGAGTTACAGCATCGAGGTCAACCTCGGGTCGGCCAGCGCCTTGCGTTCCGGCACGTTCGCCAGCTCGACCGAGCTTGCCATCCCCGACTATGTCGATGCCGAGGTCGAGGCGTTCGCCGAGCAGCTTTTCGATGATTCTGCGTTCTCGATCAACGGCAAGATCTCCGGTACTTGGCGCGGTGCCCAGATCGATCAGAACATCAGCGCCAGCGGCACGCACGGCTCGGCCGATGCGAACAATACGGACGGCGTGCGGGTGACGGCGACGTGCGTATCTGATGCGATCGGGGACGTGGGATCGGCTTATTCCCAGCGATTCCTGGCGGTGCCATTGGAGTACAGCCTCGACGCCCAGCTTCGCGCAATGGAGGTCTCATATCCAGACACCATGACGCTCGAGTACGAGCGGGCGGGGACCACGGTGGACGTGACCGCAAGCGGGGGAGCGTATACCGACACCAGCCGCGAATACCGGTACGAGTCGAGCGAGGTCTGGGTCAAGGACGGCACCACGGTCGAGGACGAGGACGATTACACGCTGGCCAGCAACTGGGGCGCGATCTCGATCGGGATAAAGTCCAGCTCTGCATCGACCGAATCCGAGCCGACGGCTGATCTCAAGCTGCTGCTGAAAGATCGCAAAATGGATGCCTTGTCGATCGAAACGCCGGAGAAGTCCGACGATCTGACAGGCACCGATACCGCGCTAGGCGGTACGCCGTGGGGAGTCGAGCGGTCCTACACCGGCAATACGCCGGCATGGCAGGGCCTGATGGGATGGCGATACCTCGAGGTCATCGTGGCCGAGACCGGCGGTGCCGCGGCCGGCGCGGCAGTGACGATCAAGATCGGATCCAAAAGCTGGACCAAGGACAGCACGGGCGCGGCGATCACCGCGCCTGGATCGGGCAACAGCGCGACATGGGTCATCGACCTGTGCTCGCCGTCGAGCGAATCGGCGGCGACCGATGCGACCGACACGACGTACCCGTACAGCCAGGATTGGACGGCCGACAGCGGGGACGAGGACTCGTACCCTCGCACGGGCACCGGACCTTACGCGGGACCGACCTATGCGACAACGATCCGCATCGAGGTCGGCAGCTCTCGGACGTTCGCCATCACGTCGATCAAGGGCAAGCGCACGATCGCCAACACGGTGTATTGCACCAATCTGCCGACGCACAACGCATGGATCGAGCAACGGCCGGCGACGGTGGTCTCCGAGGCGGACACGACGACGTACCACAAAATCCGCCAATCGTACGAGGTCGATCTTGAGGGCCGCTTGATCGCCGCGGAGTGGTCCGATACCGAGTGGGACACCACGGTCGGCGGTGCCACCGGCGTGTATACACACAGCCTATACGAGCGGTCGATCGAGTGGCTCGCCGGCAGAATCAACGCGGCGAAGCTTTGTCCCAAATGGTCGTCGACAATCGCCGCGCCTTCGGTCGGCACCGGCTCGGCCGCCTGGTACAACCGCGAACGCGAGATGCACGGCATCCTTGGCGGCGGTTTGTGGTGGAAGGCACCGGCGGGCGCGACGCCAGGATCGTGGGAGGCCGGCATCGACGCGACGCAGAGGACCAATGCCGACGGGGCGCTGACGTTGCCGTGGCAAGGCGGATTCACCCGCCTGTCGAATTGTCCCGGCAATGTCGGCGACGTCTTCCAACACGCCACCAGCGGGACCAGCGGGGCCTTGACGCTCAAGGCCGCCAAAATCTTGCGGACCCAAGGCGTCGGCTTGTCGCTCACCAGCGCCGGCCTGAACGACACCAGCTCGACGTTGACGTTGACGCAGGCATCGACGGCTCGCGGCACGGGAGCGACCAACAGCGACGGCTACGCCCAGACCGGGACGCCATTCGGCCGTGG